GTTAGACAAACAAAAAAAGCGCTGTTGCTTCGTCCGTCGCTATTTTGTCGACGTTTCTTCTGAGTGTTTTATTTTAGATTCGTCGACATAGAACTTGAGCGAGAACTTTATTGCCTCACTCAAGAAAGTGTTGCGGCTGTTTTCGCCTCTCTTTTCGTCAATCTCGTTCCACAGGTCTTTGTGTAAGTACACACAGATTCCTTTTTTAGTCTTGCTCTCTGCCATTGCTTTCGTTTTTAACCATCATTGTTCCTATCATAAGCGCAAGATAAACTTTCTCTTTCGCGTTCATATCTTTCCTTTGCGAAAGTTCAAGGAGAATGTCGCCTACTGGCTTGGCTTGTTGGAAGTATGTCGCTATTGAATTGACAATTTCGCGTTCGCGCTCATAAGTCATTTTGAGCGATTCATATAGTGGTGTTTGTTTCATTCGCTAAATATATGCTAAAATAATTACCCGACAACATACTGTCCATAAGAAGGATTGAGTTCGAAATACATTCTCATCATGATAGCGTCGGCAACGTCTGGAGAAATACCTTCGCGGTTCTTAATAACGTCCTTCGGTGTGACCATTAACTTTCCTTCCACGTCTGCGCGGTGGCGCTTTATCATTTCTAATTCACGAACGATTTGCTCCTTCTTTCCATTGACTAAAATAGTGAGCCGATTCTCCTCTACATATTGAGCCAATTTATAATAACATTCGCTTTTGAGATTTTGATATTGCGGTTGTTTTGGTTTAGATCCATTGACGAACCCTCGACACTTCAAGAAGTCAACCACACCACCACCTACTCCGTCTTCGTCGCACACTACGTCTTGCAATAGAATCGAATGTTGCTGACATATCAAACGAATCTTGTTCACGATTTCGTCCAACGCTGCACGATTGAGTTCAATTAGTTCAATAAGCGTTAACCCATTCCAAACGCAGATAATCGTTCTATCTTTTCCGAAACGCGCTATGTCGGCTGTGATGTATTTCTTTCCTTCAAGTAGTTCGTTGCGGAACATTCGAAGCAAGTTATCCGTTGAGAATAGTTTATTGCTGTCGTCGTCGAACTCCCAATTGCCTTCGAGCAGACGTTTGCGGTCGTATTCTGGAAGGCGACGCAACGATTCAATATAAGCAACAGGAAGGAATGGGTTATCTTGTGGTAACGCTTGTACAAAAGCGCGGTGTTTCGGTAGTTCGTTCCTGTTATTCTTTACATAGAACTCATTATACAACCAACCTTTTGAAGGGTTGCAGGACAAGAATCCTTTTGGAATAAGACCGAACTCATTCAACTTATAACGGCAACGTGAGTGAACAATGTTGACCGCCTTTTCTGTTACTTCGGATACCTCGTCAATGAAGTAGTCTGTGATTTCTAAGCTGCCCAAACTGTCCCAGTTGGGATTTGAAGGGTAAGCGAACAGGTCTTTGAGTACAATTTCGCTTCCGTTGAAGAACTTAATCACGTTAGTCTGTCCATTGTAGACGTAATGTTTATCAGCCACAAGACCGAACTCTTTCGCCGTCTCAAAGAATGTATTTAACGTTGTCTTTTTAAGCGTGTCTAACTTACTTCGACCAATTAACGAACGCGTTCCTGCGTACTTTAGACGTCGTTGTATTTGCCACATACAACCGAACTTCGTTTTCCCACCACCAGCAGCGCCACCGTAAAGTATTTGTTCAACTTCGCTATCAGTAGCAAGGTAGTTAAGTGCTTCAATCTGACGCGGTAGGTATTCGGGTTTGTATGGTGTCATTTTTGAAAAATAAAAATAGGTTCATATTTTTTACCTTTACCGCTAATAGAAGATAATTCTAACTTAAAAATATCTGTTAAAATAAAACCAATTTGATTAGATATTTTTATTGTTTCTTCTTCAAGCCATTTATGTTTTGGTGTATTTGATATATTGATAATCATATAACCACCTTTTTTTAAACCTATATAACAATTATAAATTGTTTTTTCATAAAAATTACTTAACCAAGTGTTTTTTGTATTAAATTTTATATAAGATTGTGTCTCCTCTTCACTATATTTTTCAGTATCAAAATAAGGAGGTGATGTAAAACATAAATCTAATGAATTTTCTTTTGGATTATAGTCTTCACTTCCTTTATTATACAAAAAAACTTCTTTTATATTAAAATCATTTTTTAAATTGGTTAACCCTTTAAATGTTTTTACACAAGGTTCTGTTCCAATATAAGTTTTGCAATTTGATGATAAAAACCCAAATAAACGACCACCCCACCCGCAAGACATATCCCAAACAACACCATTATTTCCAAAATTATTATAAATAAATTTTGAAACAGTTGGTCTAAAATTACTTACACTTTGTTTACTTAAATATACTTTTGAATTTTGTCTTAGTCTATTTTCTGATATAAAACCATTCCCAAATTTTTTTTCATATTCATAAGTTTTTTCTATTAACTCTTTAAGTTTTTTATCATCTTCCCAAAGTTCTCTAATAGTTTTTTGATTATTATATTTTACGTCTATCCAATGCGGAAAATATGTCCATAAAAAACCGCAGCTATGCATAGTTTGTTTTAGTATTTTATTTTTAAAAATAGTATTTTCATTAAAACATATTAATGCATCAAGTTCTTTTTTCTTATTATAATTTTCAGATTTGTAATTTGGATAACCCTTTTTTTTCCAATATAAAAAGTAATCATTTATAATATCTTCTTTAGTATTTCCAAATAAATCAATTTCATTCATTGCTTACTCAAATAAAGTTTATACAGTTGTCTCATTCCTTCAAAGTGCAACGATTCTTTCAATAGCTGACGTTTGCGGTCGCTCATTCGTTCAACAATACCTTTTGAAAGTTGCTGTTCTTGGAAGACAACGAAACGCGCCTTCGCTTTGCAGGTCTTGTATTCGTCGTCCGTGAACGTGGAAGCGTCAATGTACTTCGCCTCTTCCAACCACCGCATCATTGATACACCGCGAAGTTCTAACGTAATGAATTTACCTTCTTTATAACTCTCAATGTCTTCCTTGAGCATCTTGCGCCAGCTGTCGTCGTTTACTGCCATTTCATTTTCCTTTATTTCTTTCGCTTTCTGCTCTATTGCTTCAGCTATCTCTCTTTGAATTTGTAAATTGATTTTGTCTCGGTGCGGTTTGTAAGCCGTAAACACGTCGCCTATAAACGACACGCTCAACGCTCCGTAGTGTTCACACTTTTTGTCTAACTCATTCGCTGCGTTCATTTCGAACGCAAGGTTGAAGTGTTCAAACGTAACCCAACGAAAGTGTTTCACTATAAATTCGTGAAGCATTTGAAGTAACTGCGCCTCTGGTAACGCTATGCCATACATAGCGCAAACCTTTGAGCATAACTTTACGAATGTCGGTAGGTCGTAATCGGCAACAAACGCGCTTTCGCGTTCTGCACGATCAATCCTTTGTGTAGTTGTGAGCGTCTGCATAGATGCGTTGCGCAGCGTCTGAATCGAATTTTCCATTCTTAATTTTAGTTTGATTTTGTAGGTTTTGTTTTGAAGTGTCAAAGGTACTCAAGTCCCACTTACGAACCGCAGCCTTCCAGTCTTTCATTGCATTGCGTCCAACCTTCCAACCATTCGCTTCGTAGTGTGCATGAAATTTCTCGGTAAATTTAAGCGCGTCTTCGTTGTTTAATCGTTCACAAGCGTAGTCGTATATTTCAACGACTGTTGGCTTCTGAAATGCTTTCTTCTTTTCAGCAGGAACGAGGGAAGGACTTGTTGTCCTTTCGGACAACTTGTTAAGTATCTCGTTTATCTTTTGTTCTTGTTCTTGAACTTTTGCTTCAAGAATCTCGATTCGTCTTTTGAGTTGTAATATAAGCATCTTATTATTTTTTAGTTAGTCCCAACCCTCACCTTTGGCGTCGTCGTCTGCGCTGTCCCATTCGTAGCAGTCGGAACAAAGATTTATTTCACCTTCTGAATCGATTAGTTCATAAGCCGAATCCCAGTCTTCAAGTTGTTGGTCTTGCAAGACGAAGTCAACGCGTTCGCCTAAAAGTTGTTTGTCGCAGTTCGGACAGAATGTAAGTTCGCTTTTCATAGTTGTTTGATTTATTTGATTTTAGATTTCTTTTTAAGTGCTATCTCTTTCTTGTATTCGATATGTTCGACAAATTTATTAAAAAATACCATTGGTTTAGCATAACCTATCTCATTTAATAGATAACAAATGCGTTCAACGTTGGCTCTATATTGTCTATCCCACTCAACCTGTGCACTTGCTTGATTAATTCCGTGCAGGATTGTAGCGTGGTCTTTCTTGTAGCGGTCTCCTACGTTTTGAAGTGAAAGCAAATAGCAAGGGCGCACAAGAAAGAAAATTATTTGTCTTGCTGTTACTATGTCTCGCTTTCTTGTCGTTGAATATAAAGCTTGTGAAGGAACACCTAACACCGAACACGTTACATCTTCAAGTGCGCTCCAGAACATTTCTCTTTCGTTCTCCATTTCTTGCTGTTGTTTAATTTGGTCGGCTGTCAATCTTTCGTACTTGGGAATAATCATTGTCCAAAGTAGTTCGAATCTTTCCATATATCTAAGAGGTATCATTTCAGCTATCTCTTGTCTTATCTGTTCGTTAGTCATTTTCTTCGTTGATTAGTTTGGTTGGTGTAAAGGTGCTAAATACTTCTTCGCGTGAAAGACCTGTGTGAAGGCAAATGTTGTTAAAGTCTTTAATTCTCATTCGCTCTGGGTGTGCGACGTAAAGACGTGCCGTCGGGTCGCTAATTCGCAAGACGTTCTTAAAGTTATTGAGCGTCTTAAAGTTAGACTTCACAAGGCGACCGAATGGAGTTGAATAGATTTGTTTGTTCATTTTTTTAATAGTGGTTTGATTAGTTGCGCTTTCTTCTTATTGTCAGCGTAATTCGTTCCGCGTAGTTCTGGGTTGCGTTCCTTAACAAGTCGTGCTATGCGTGTGATATTATCAGCGCTGACATACTTTCCGCTTTCGTACATCGCGAAGAAGTTGCTTGTGATGTCTTTACGTTCGTCGAACTGTTGTTCCCAAACGCGAACACAAAGTGCTTTGTTATTGTTGCGGAGCGTCTTGTATTTTTTTAATAGATTCTCAACGCGTCTTTCAAGTGAAATTAGTTTCTTCATTGTTTTAGATTTAAGTCGTTAAGTGTAATATAAGGGACTAAATACTGACTTTTCGTCCCTTATAAAACACGTTATTATTTAGAAAGGTAATTCGTCTGTGTCGTCTGTTGACTGAACCAAACCGCTTTTTTCGAGCATCTGTTTAGCGTTATTGAATTGCTCCGCAGAGCGCTCCAAACGTTTGCTAAATTCAGCCGATGAACTCACCTTGTTTTGCAACCACTCTGGAAGCATCTTAAAACGTAAGTCGAAGTCTTCGCTGTCGTAGTCAAGTAAGAAAGCGCTGTTAACTAACGGTGGGCAAGACATTCCCTTAACAAGTGGCGAAGCGCCTTTGATGTCTGCGTAGGTGCGACCTGTGTTCGCTGTGCGGTGCATTACGTTAAGCATACATTCCTTTCCTAAAAGCGTTGCGATATCGAACTTGTTAGCTTCTCCGTCTGACATAGCCTTACCTAACCACCCTTGAACGAAGGCGCGTAAACCGCTCTTTTCGTGCATTGATAAAGTGAAGTCGCGACCGATTGAGAAAGGCTGTTCACCTTTACCGAAGTCGGCTGTTTCAAGTGGTAGTTCGAACACGATGCGAACTTTGTTTACAAGCTTTTCTTCGCCTTGATAGGTGTCAACGATTGTTCCAATGTGAATGATTTGGTAGCAACGCGCTACGTGTGTTCCTGCAGGGACTGTTTGTCCTGCTCCGTTGTTGTTTGAGGGTTGTGCAATAATGCTCATTGTGTTGTTGTTTATTATGTTGTTATTATTAAATGAATTTAGATATTGTTCGAACTTAACTGCGAGTTCTTGGTCGGCTTCGATATGTCGCCAGTTGCTCTCGCTCATTTGTTCCTGTTCTGATAGGCGCTTGTAGTAACCCATTACAATTTTTCGTCGAATAAACGGGTTTCAAAATGCAACGTTATTCCGTCTGACATTAACATAACGTGTTCAAGGTCGTATTCGCCTTCGTTCTTTCTAAAGAACTGACCGCGTACGCAAAGAACAAAAGACTTTCCAGCGCCGTCTATAAACTTTACGTTGTCGCTTTCAGAGGTGTTGAACCAACCGCCTTCGGTTTCTTCGTAGTTCGTTGCGATTAGTTTGATTTGTTCGTTTATTTCTTTCAAGTCAGAAGCTGAAAAACAATAAGTGATTTTAGGACAATACATAATGATTTTGATTTTAGTTGTTGCAAATATACTCGATTAAGTTGTCGTTCCAACGCGCTTCTGAAAGTTTTTGACATTTTTCAATGTTCGCGCTTATCTCGTTGTGCGTTAGGTTGTACGCGTTAGCTGAAGAATAAACGCAAATAAAGTTAGATTTCTTCGTTTGGCTCTGGTAGTTCTTTGAAAGACGTTGACTCAATGTTGTGGAGTACTCGTTCAAGTTTGTCAATTCTAAAGGCAACATACGAATCCCAATCCAATGTTCCATTTCTCTTATCACCCCAATAATTTTGTGCGATAATAATTGCTTCACGGAGTTCATTGTAGTCTTGCTCGAATAATAGCGGAGTTTTGTAAAGATGTTTTTCATTGTTCATATTGATTTAGGGGTTTTAGATTTCTTTTGATTCGATTACTTCTTCGCGTGGTGTTGCTGAACGTATGCGGTCGTATGCGTTCTTTGCATCTTGCAAATCATTGTACGACATATGAAACTCACCATTGACTTTGATAACGTAGTACATATCTGTCAACGTCGTCTTTTGAATTAGTTCTACTTTCATTTTGTTGTGTGATTTGGTTGTTGTTCTAATTGTCTTGTTTGTTCGTCAATCGTTCCTGCGATTAACATTCCTGCGAATAACATCGCGATAAAGAGTAGTGTTTTTTTCATTTGTTTATTTGATTTTAGTTAATGCGCGTTGGTGAGTCGCGCCCCTCGTTTAATTAAATTAAAATTGTAACGTCATCTTGACTATCAACGCGCGAGTATTTGCACTGACCAACATTTATACTATATTCCACACCGCTATCATCAACGCAAGTTAAATGAGCATATTCAAAATCTTGGATTCCGTTAGAATTTAAATAAATTTTAGGTGAACTTATGCAAGTTGCAGTAAATGGTTCAGTTACATAACCCACAGTTCTATGGTCACTATGCTTTCCGCATTCATATTCCGCACCTTTGTTAACAATTACTTTTGTTCCATTGTTAACCATTCCAGCTTTAATCAATTCTCTTGTTTTCATCGTTGTTTTGTTTTGTTTATATTTGATTTTAGTTAAATATGCGTTGGTCAGTCGCATCCCTGGTATACTATTTTAGATTAATCCTAATTGACACTTTGCTAAATAACGTATTGCATCTACGTTAATGTCTCTATCGAATTGGCTATTGATTACATATTGCTTCAAATAGTCGTTAACGATTTCAAAATCTTGACCTTTTTGTAAAAGTTGAATTGCAACGTTTGTAAGGATTTCTTTTTGTTGTTCGATTGTTGTTTTCATTTTGTTTATCTTTGGTGTTGTTGTTAATTGTTTGACAAATATATGCTAAACATTTAGGACACGCAAGAAAAAAATAAACTTTTTTTTAGAAAAATATCTAACTCGTTGAAAATGAATGTAAAAACTTTTAAAAAAACATACAAAAAAAGTAGTGTGAAGCGTAAAATCGCTCCAGAAAGCGAAGCGAATCAGCAAGAGATTGTCGTTAAGTACCTTCGTTTAGCATACCCAACCGCTTTGTATTGCGCTTCCGCAGGTGGTATGCGAACAAGTTACTTACAAGCAATTAAAATGAAGCGCACCGGTTACGTCAAAGGCTTTCCCGACTTATTTATCTACGAACCAACGCAGGACTACAAAGGATTAGCAATAGAAATGAAGAAGGAGAAAGGCGGTGTTGCGTCTCCAGAACAGAAATGGTGGCAGGAGCAATTGAGAAACAGGGGTTACGCTTCTTATATTTGTAAGGGAAACGAGGAAGCAATTAAAGTAATAGACGAATACTTCAGCAGTTGACACTTGACCACTACATAGAAGGACACTACAAAAAGTTCAAAGAACTTGCGTATAACATCGCGCGTAAAGAACCTTTTTACGAGGATCTCTTGCACGACTCTTTACTTTCTATGTTTGGTTCGAAGCATATCGAAAACTTAATTGACACAGGAGACTTCGAGTTCTATCTTATTCGCGTGATGTATTTGTCGGTGAACAGTCCAACGTCACCGTTCTACAAACAAACGATAGCGTGGAATAGAAACCGACGCGACTTCAAAGATTACGCGCACGAAGTTGACAAGACTTGGTTAGGTCATCGAATGACAAACGAGCAGCTGGATATTCTAATTAGTCGATTGAGTGAGTTTGAACGTCTTATCTTTCAAGAATATATTCTCGAAGATTTTACCTATCGTGAACTCTCAAAACAAACAGGGATACCGATGCCTTTTCTTTACAGGACAATAGATAATATAAAACAAAAAATTAGAGCAAATGTTATTCGTAAAACACAATGAATATAAGCGCAGGTTAGATATCTGCCGCGCTTGTAAATTCTTCGAAGCAACAACGCAGTCGTGCGGTTCTTTAATCGTAGGAGCAGAAGAAGAAATCGAAGTAAAGTTCAAACGCAAAACAATTAAGTTATGTGGCTGCGTTATGCCGGTTAAGGCTAAACTATCTTTCGCATCTTGTCCTGCGAGTAAGTGGGACGGAACGTTGACACTTGAAGAACAAATAAAGTTCAAGACATTCTTACTTGACGCTCAAAAGAAGGGCAGGATTGACGCAATAGACTTGAGTAAGTTCTATACCTTCAAAGACAAGGCAACAGGCGCTTATAACGAGCGTTCGACGTGTGGCGCGTGTGTGAAGAAAGACATCAAGACGTTTCTTGAATCGATGGCTGACGTTGAAGTGAATATCGATTAGATATACAAGTGAAAGTCTTCTAAACTCGATACGTCGCCTCTGGTGTTCTTATTGATGTCGTGCCAACGCATACCACTCAAAAAGAAATCGACGGTCTTATTCGGTGTGAAAACGCGAAAGTGTCCGTGTTGGAAGTGATGCCAAGTAATAACATTGTTTATCTTGTAATTAGTAAGCAATTGAATGAATAATTCTTGCTTTGCTTTCTTGTTTATTTTACTCATATATTTTAGTTATGGACATAGAAAGGTTTATGGGTGAAAAGACATTAAACTCGCATTTATGCCTTATCAGTATTCCTTTTAACTACTACTTAATAGTGATTAGTAGTTACTCATAATTCAGAAGATCCCACAGGGTAGATGGGCAATCAGTTAACTTCTTCAAGTTTCACCCCCAAGTTGCACCTCTGCATTGCTTGGATTATTTATAACTGTTGTTACTGGTTAAGTGTATAATCTCAAGAATGAAACTCATTCACATTCTCTACCACTACAAATAACCTTCCTTCTAATTATCACGTTCATTCACTAACTTCTCACTTCGTTAGTATGGGTTGAATGTGGACAAGACCATTTCTCAAATTGCTATAAAAGAAGTTGCCCCGCACACCGTACTCGATTACTTAAAATCAGCACAATGCTTGGGGCAATGCTTTGAAGAAAATCGAGTATTCAAATATAATTAAAGCAATGAAACAAAATACAAATACATTTCAACAACTATTGAATGTTAATAATTCATTTCGTATCTTTAGTGTATGATTTTAATCCCAGCTCAACTCGAAGCCGTTACTACACGAAAGGACAAAACGTTAAAGTTGACCTTTGGAACAAATGAGTTAACACCTGCTCAAGCGTCAGAACTATTTACTATCGCTAATCAGTTCGGTTATCTTGCGTTTAAAGACGAGAGTTTTAAGCGCGAAGAGTTAGAAGTGGTAGAAAGTCTTAAGTCAGAGTTAGAAGATACGTTAAAGAAGCCTTCACAACGTTTAAGAGGGGTTATGTTTCGTTGTTTCGAGTTGGACAACGAAGGGTTCAACACGTTCTCTAAATACTACGATTCTAAAATGGAGCAAGTTATTAACCATTTCAAGAGTAAATTGACATAATCTTTACCTTCGAAAAGTAAACGAGGGTAAGTTTTATATTTGAATTATATGAGCGAGAAGAAAGAAACAAAGTCGCAGAATGTCACACTTAAAAAGAGCGCTATGCTAAAAGCATTGGAAAACTCGTTAGGTGTGGTCACAACCGCTTGTGAAGTTGTTGGAATAGATAGACGCACACACTATCGTTGGTTGCAAGAAGACGAAGAATATCGCGCACAGGTTGAATCATTAACCGACCTTGCTATTGACTTCGCGGAAAGTCAGTTGTTCGAATTGATTAAGGGAGCGCATCGCGAGGTGTCAACTCCAGACGGAGAAGTAATCCGTATTCAAGACGCTCCAAACACAAGCGCAACAATTTTCTATTTAAAGACACGCGGAAAGAAACGAGGGTATGTTGAGCGAACTGAATTAGCAGGTGTGTCTGACGCTCCAGTACAAATAATAATCAACGACAAATTGTGAGCAAAGCAACATTGACATTTGACCTTTCAGACTTCGACGATCGTATGGAACACTTACGTTGCGTTAAGTCTACTGATATGGCTCTTGTCTTGTGGCAGTTGTCGTCGAATGGCAATTGTAACAGAAAGCGACTAAATGAATTGATGCGAGAGCATAGTATTAACATTGACGAATTAATAGTATAAAAATGCCAATACCAACACCAACAACAGCAGAAGCGAAAAACGAATTTATTGTTCGTTGTATGTCAGACGACAAGATGGCTTCTGAATATCCAGATACTAACCAACGTTATGCGGTATGTATTAAAACTTACGAAGAAAACAAATGAGCGACAACAAATTAAACTTCTTGAAATCACAGATAAGCGCCTTCAATCCAACGTGGACGAAGGAGCAGGTTGAAATGGAAGCAATCAGAATATACAACGAAGCAAACACTATCGACGACGACAACGAAGGTTGTTTTTATTGTGGATCTTAATCAACAAAAGAGTTAATTTTGTAGATATTAAACAACAAACGAATGAGCATAAAAGTAAGCATACCCGCAGACTATTCAAGTGTAACAGTCAAACAATACCTTGACTACAAACAAGCGAAAAACGACATCGAGCGCCTTGTCGCTGTTTCTAACTTGAAGAAAGAACAAGCGGAACAGATACCCTTTCAACACTTGCCCGTTTTAATTACTGCGTTTGAAGAAACATTGCTCAACGAAAGCGCAAAGTTCTTTGAGACAATCACGATTAAGGATAAGGACTTCGGGTTCATTCCCGACCTTTACGCTATCTCAATGGGCGAATATGCTGACATTTCAACGTGGGCTTCTGACGTGAACGCAAACATCGTAAAGATTATGGGAACGCTTTACCGACCAATAGACAAGCGCGTGGGAAAGAAGTACACAATAGTTCCTCACAGCAAACAAAATAGAGAGTTAGTTGAGGAGTACGTTGAACAAATGACACTTGAGCAATTCAACGGTGCGATGCTTTTTTTTTCGACTTTGCTCAACGAACTAAACAACACTTCGCTCGATTATTTGGAGACAGAGGTGCAGAAGTTGACGAAGGAGATGCAGGAATTGACGACCGAGAAGGACTAAACCAAGTGCTCGGACGTTATGGTTGGTATCACTTATTTATGGAAGCGTGTGGAAGGGATATAACAAAATTGGACGCAATTACGGAAAAAAGTGCGTGGGAAATATTTACATTTATGACTTACTTAATAGACTACAATTATGTCGAACGTACAAAGCTACAACGCGCTTATAGATAGATTCAAGGCTTTTGCCTCTGGACACTTCATTCTTAAATCTTTCTCTCACGGACAGATAGACACCGCTGACCTTGAGAAGTTCACGCAGTATCCGTTTATGCACGTTGTTCCTTCGAACGTAACGTATGCACAAGGAACGAAGACATTCTCTTTTCAGATTGTCCTTGCTGACCTTCCGAGAGATAAGGACGATAAGGTTGAATTTCAACGTGAGGTCTTATCTGACCTTCAAAGAATAGCAGAAGACTTGGTTGCCGAAATTACAAACCACCGCGTTTTATTCGGCGACTTAATCACAGTTCAAAACGTAAGCCTTGAACCATTCCTTGAAGAATTTCACAACACGTTAACAGGTTGGACAGTTAGTTTAGAACTTCTTGTTCCTTACTATTGGGACGCGTGTTCTATTCCTGCGGAGTGGAACGATATGTTCGAGAGTGGAAGTGGTGGTACAGGATCAATCTTGACCTTCATCGATAGTATCACACGCGACGAATACGGCAACGTGTCGCTTGTAAACGACGAAGCAAACCCTGCTCCGAACTACTACTACGGAACGAACGACGAAGGGGTGCGCGGTTGGTACTTACTGACCGACGAAGTGGGTTTAACGTGTGCAACGATTGGAACGTGTCAAACGATTATAGACATTGAATCAGCAATCGACGACCTTCAGACTGAAATAGCGTTGAAAGGTGATATGTTCAAAAGCGTTTACGATACTGACGTTGACGGAGTAGTTGACAGCGCAGAACGTATTCAGATTGTTGTTCGCAATAGCACAGGCTCAACGCTAACGAAGGGACAAATAGTCTATTTGAGTGGCGCAACAGGAAACCGACCTAACGCAGTTCTTGCACAAGCAAACACCGAAGCGACTTCTTCGAAGACTATCGGAATGGTCGTTTCGGATATTGCGAATAATGCAGACGGACAGATTGCGGTTAATGGAACTTTACACGACTTAGATACAAGCGCATTCACGGCGGGGGACACGCTATGGTTGAGCGCAACAACGGCAGGTGGAATGGTTGCAAATACACCACCTTCAGAACCGAACCACGCGGTGTTTATTGGTTACGTCGCGCGTTCGCATCCAAATTTAGGACGTGTTGTTTTGGCTATCCAAAACGGCTACGAATTAGACGAACTTCACGGAGTTCAAATAACAACACCTGCGAACAACGAGGTCTTGACTTACGAAAGTTCGACAAGTCTTTGGAAGAACAAGACGGTTGAAACGGCACTTGGATATACTCCAGTTCCAACAACTCGCTCAATTACAATCAACGGCACAACGCAAGACTTATCAGCAGATAGAACTTTTAGTGTTGGTACATTTAACCTTCCCTCTCTTACAAATGGAAGCGTTCTATTCAGCAATGGAACAACGATAGCGCAGGATAACGCTAACTTGTTTTGGGATGATACAAATAACCGTTTAGGAATTGGAACAAATGCACCTACTGTCCCTTTAGAAGTTAACGGCTCAAGTAGATTAGGATTCACTCGCAGCACAGATATATTTGTAATAGGTGGCACAGCTACAACTAACACAGCCAATGCACGTTTTTGGTCAAGTGGTGGACAAGCTCCAACAAGTGGATTGTATAGAGGGTTTTATACTGACATTTCATTTATTCCTTCAAGTGGAAGTGCCGAGTGGTATGGATTAGATTTAAGACCTACCATCAACCAAACAGGAACGGCAACAGGAGTAACAAGAGGTCTTTATATTGCGCCAACCCTAACATCAGCAGCAAATTTTAGAGCTATTGAAACAACAGCAGGTAATGTACTATTTGGGGCGTCGGGAACAGGCTTCTTTTGGGACAATACGAATAGTAGGTTGGGTATTGGTACGGCTTCGCCTTCTTATGCTTTAGATGTTGCAACAGATATTCGAGCATTAAGATTATATACAAATATAATTAGAGACTCAAACGCAAACGCATACATAAACAATACTGTTACTAACGCAGCTACAACTGATATTTCTATTGGCAATGCAACGGCAGCAAGTATTACTTTAACATCAAAATCGGCAGGTAAATTTGTTTTTACAACAGGTAACGTCCTCATCGGCACAACAACAGACGCAGGTTATAGATTAGACGTGAATGGGACGGCGAGGGTGAGTGGAACAACTACAATAACACCTGCAACGCTGACAGGAACTGCTGCGACAAGTGCTTTGGATATTAGCCAAACTTGGAATACAACAGGAACACCTATTGCATTTAAGTTAAACATTACAGATACAGCAAGTGCTGCACTTTCTGATTTAATTAGTTTGCAAGTGGGTGGATCAGTAAGATTTAGAGTATTAAAATCGGGTTTCTTTACGCACAATACAGGGGGTGAAATTGCAGGTAATTTAGTTGTAGGTGGTAGCACCATTGACGCATCTTCTCAATTAGAAGTAAGAAGCACAACAAAAGGCTTCCTTCCGCCACGAATGACTACAACGCAAAAGAACGCTATTGCTACACCAGCGGCAGGTCTTGTTGTTTACGATACAACACTTAATAAACTTTGCGTAAGAACAGCGGCAGCGTGGGAAACAATAACATCAATTTAATATAATTACAATGGCTAAAATACAACCAATAACCTTTCCTCTCTATGCAGGAACAGCAACAGAAATGAGCGTTCTCATTCTCAACTTTGAAACAAGCGCAACAACTTGCACTACTTACTACGAGTTAAAGACCGAAGAAGGCGCAGTTCTAAGCAATGGTAACTACACTTTAACTGAAGAGGAGTTTGCAGCGTGGGGTAGCGACAACACTTGGGTTGAGCAATGCGTAGCAAACGCGATAGGTGTAACAATTTTATCTTTCTAATATGAACTTAACAGAGGAACATTTGAAGCAACTTGACGCTTTCATTCAAGAGATGCCTGTCAAATTTGGCTTACCATTAATTCAGTTTTTCAACAAGATAAAAGAGGAAAGCGAAAAGGAAAATGGCTAACGAACAGAGCGCACCCAACTTCTTCGCTGTGGTCAACGAAATGGCTAAACGTTTCGTTGAATTGATGCAGTCCGACTATCGTATGAAGCGAAAGGTTGGACGCAACTTTACAAACGCGGTTGCAAGTGGTACGCTTGAAAAGTCTTTGAAGTATAGGTTGAAGATTAAGGGAAGCGAAATAAACGTTTCAGTCTATGCGAAAGGGAAAGCGTCGAAGTATTTTCTCGCTCGTGAAGATGGACGTAGAGCAGGAGCGAAACCGCCACCTGTGAGCGCAATTTTAGACTGGATGCGAATTAAACCTATCAAGTTGCGAGATAAGGAAACAGGAAAGTTCAAGAAGCCGACTGAATCACTCAAGAAACAAGTTGCCTTCTTAATTGCTCGCAAGATAGGACGCGACGGAATCAAGGGCTGGAAAGCGTTCGACTACGCAATGGAGAACATTTGGGACGAATACGAAGCGAAGATTGTGGAAGCATACGGAAAAGACTTTTCAGCAACAATAGAGAATCAATTAAACGACATTTAAAATATGGCAATTACAATAGACGAACAACCATACGAATACACACCTATCGGACAGCGGTTAATGATCGTTGCATCTTCAACGAACGTGGCGAATACAGGCTTTCGTTTTGTGTTCGACTTCGGTTCATTCCAAGTCAACGTACAACCTAACGCTGCGAATAAGGGCATCTTAGACCTTGCGCCTATCTTTCGTGAATCATTACAGCACGAAGCAGGAAAGACAAGTGAAATATCAATTCACAAAGAAAGTACCAGCGTTGCGTTCATTTCTTGCACGATAAAAGAAGGTTGGCTTATTGACGGAGTGTTTACCGTAAGCGGTAGCGGAATGGCTGACATCGACGACGTTTACGCGTTCCTTTCTGAATATCAAGTTGCAGACGGTTACAGACCAAACCCAAACATGCGCTATGCGTTAGACGGGACTGACAAATACTTGTTGAGTGAAAGAAACGTTGATACGCACAAATGGATAGAAGCACCTTCGCGCGGTTTGTCAAATGAATGGGTGTACATACCAACGCGATTAGCGGACTTTGGGCAGTTATATTCAATAAACAATAACGGACTTTTAGTCGATAATTTAGCAGACAATTTGTACGTCACAACGTACAACAATAGCAACACGATAGTTGAAACCGCAATTTATCCTTTAGCAACAGACTTAAACGCGGTTTGTCGTTTGGGTGCTTATCCTGCTAACTTAATAAGCGAAGGCGCAGACTTTACCAATGTCAAATACTACACCGTGCAAGCAGGGCAAGAAATTGCCTTCCCTATTTATACGCCTATGTCAAGGGTTTATTGTTTTTATCTTGTCGACGATGATTGTCGTTTTGACAATGTTCGTCTGGGTTGGTCGAACACTTGCGGCGGCGTTGATTACTTTAACTTCACGAAGAAGTCGGAATTGTCGTATAACTACGATCGTAAGCAATATCAAAAAGTAATCGGAACATACAACAGTTCAACGTTCGGTTTCAACACTTATGACAGAGGTATAACTGATAGATATGTAACAACGACGAAAGGACTACAAATAAACAGCGACTGGGTAAGCGTTGGAGAGTTCAACTTGTTGCAGACTTTGTGTCGTTCAAACGACGTTTTTATAATTAACGACGACGGAAGCGAAACGCCTGTTCTTGTAGATACTCAAAACTTTGTTATCAAAGACGAAAGATATTCTAAACTTTACAACGTTACTTTGAACTTGAAATACTCTCAACCTGTCGGCTTATGATAAACGAAGTAATACTAACGCTTACCGACTACGACGGAAACGCAGCGACAATCGACTTGTACGAGAATGAGAAAATGCACCTCAACTACAAGTTCACAGACCTTACAGACTTCAGTTCGGTAGGGAATTACTCGCGTGAGTTTCGTATTCCTGCGAGTAAAACAAATGTCGATTTCTTCGGTGCTATCTTTAACGTTAACTTCAATGGTTGGTTTGATTTTAGAAAGAAGGTTGAAGCGACGCTAACCGTCAACACTATTCCCATTGCAACAGGACACGTTCAAGTTAAAAAATTGTACTGGCAAAGTGGTAAGTTGTTTGAGTTTGAGGTTGTGTTCTTTGGTGAAGTTCCAAACCTTGCAAGACTTTTGAACGAGAAGAAACTTCGCGATATTGAATCGATTGTTGCAGGAGACTTGGATTACGACTTACTACACGCTAACGTTGAAACACCACCTAACGAACACACTATTTTAACACTATGTGATAAGTTTAATTTAACGACATACAACACGGAAGGACAACCTATCTATTCACCTTCAGATACAACTTTTGAAAACTATAAACCGCTTTATGTTGGACACTTGACGCCTGCGGTTAAAGCATTGTATCTATTCGACCAAATACTTCAAGATGCAGGGGTACAATGGACAAGCAACAATTTAAGCGGTTGTCTTGAAAACGTGTACGTTCCTTTTGTTAACGGACAATATTTGAACTCAACACTTGGACTAAATGACAACGCTGCAAATTTAGCTTTGGCTTCCGATGTTAACGGATTAACATTTGGCCCAAGTTCAAACATTTACAATTTATATACTCAATTTACAGAATACGAAGACGCAGGTGCAAACTGGAGTAGTGGTGTTTTTACTGTTCCTTATTCAGCACAATATTCGTTTAACATTGCAGCAAATGGGCGTGTAAATACTTTGAACGGACAAGACTTTGGAACTTATCCAGTTCGCATTGTTGTTTATGTTAACGATGTTTATACTTACCAATACGAATTACTTCAATCAAGTTATTTGTTTTATATGAATATAACCCAAACATACTCTTTCAACGGAGGTGATACGGTTAAATTTAAGTTGCAAATATTACCACAAAATTCAACTGCGCCTTCATTTACTTGGGATGTTGATTTGTTTGGAAATGGTGGCGTAAATCAATTTGGAACAGGTGTTGAATTAGTGAGCGTTGGAACAAATTTAACAGGCGACACTTGCGTAATGGAATTCAACGCTCCAGATATGAAGCAAATAGACTTCATTACGTCAATTCAAAAGATGTTCAACCTTGCCTTCGTTCCCGACCGCACACTTCCAAACACTTTAAGAATTGAACCACTTGTTGAATACATTGGAAGCGGAAATACTTTGGACTGGACTTCGAAACTTGACCTATCTAAAGACATTGCGTATTATCCAACAGTTGATATGCAGAAGGCAAAGTTCACGTTTACATATAGCGAAGACGGAGACTATTTTAATTCAGTCTATAAAGACAATGGACGCATTTACGGACGCTACGAAGTAACGGAGAACGATTTCGAAGTAATCAACGAGTTCGCAACAGGCGAAGAAAAAGTAGAGTTAGCTTTTGCGTCAACACCTTCCGCTCCTGTTGAGAATACAGACGTTGTTGTTCCGAAGTTTATCAACGCAGAAGGGCAATTCGTACAACCTAAACCGCGCATCCTTTACTACTTCGCTGACTTCTTTGTGAATATGTACGACGAAGTTTCTGACAGCGTAATTGTTACAGCGGTTAAGTGTTTAAATAACTATTCGACAATGAACGCAACGGTTACTGATAGCGACCTAAACTTTGCTCCCGAAATACCACCGCATACTATCATTGCAAACCCTTACGACAATTTATATAATCGTTGGTGGCGCAATTACTACCGCGAATTATACGACGGACAAGCGCGAATTATGGAAGGAATGTTCGCTCTTACTTTGAACGATATCTTTACTTTTCAATGGAGCGACAAGATTTGGATAGTGGATAGTTGGTGGAGAGTTCTCGACATCGAAGGTTATGTAGTAGGTGAACAAGACGTAACGAAAGTGAAATTGATTCGCTTACTTGACATAGACAACGACTGCGATATTATTCCTGTTTCGGCTAACCTCAACCAAACGTTGAATTGGGAAACCCCGAACGGAGATCCTGCAACCGTTACTGAAGATTGCTGTCGTCGCTTTGGCTACTATTGGAACAGCGCAAAGAATAATTGTTACTCGATACCAAACAACGGAACGCGTTCTTTCATTACTCAACAAGCGCCTTCGTTAGCACCGACACGCTTCGGTGCGCCTGTTACATTTAGCGCAGGTGTTTCACAGCCAGTTAAGACGATAACGACTGACTACGTTGTAACAAACTTCGACCGAATGATTTTCGCAGACACAACGAGCAATAATATAACTATCTATTTACCTTCTGCAACGACGACCGCAGGACGTGAATTTATTATTCAAAAAAGTTCTGCATCGAATAACGTAACAGTTCAAGCGTATACAGGCGAAACGGTTGAAGGTAGCGGAAGTGTAACATTCACAGGTTTAGGGGATACAATAACAATTATAAGCAATGGAAGCGACTTCAAAGGGACATCTACAAAGTAAAGCGCACGAAATGGTCGCGTGTTTAGAGTTCATTAAGTTGAACATCAAGACGGACGGAGAACGTGGTAAAATGGCTAACGGAAAGCGTAAGTTAGAAATGTGGAAATACTACGCGTGGAAAGTAACTCGCATTTCGGTAAACGTGGCGTTTTGGATATTTATCTTATATACAATCTTCTTCTAAATGGCAACGACAAAAGAGTTCAATATATCGAGTAATGCGGTAACGGTTTTAAACCAAACCGCAGACGCAGCAGAAAACACCGCAAAAGGATTCACAAGTGCGAAGGCTGAATTGAGAGCGTTGCAACAGCAGTTGCTCACAATGGATCAATCGAGCGAGGAGTTTAAGAAAGCGTCCGCTCGTGCTGCAGAATTGAAGGACAATATAAGCGACCTTTCCGCAGAGATTAGCGCAAACGCGGGTAATGCTTTCGAAGGTCTTTCGAATAACGTTTCTTTGTTTGGTTCTCGCTTAATGGACTTGGACTTGAAAGGTGCAGGACAAGCATTAAGTGGAATGGGTGCAGCTGTTGCTCGTATCGATTTTAAAACATTAAAAACTGAAGTAGGCGGTCTTGCAAAAGGATTAAAAGATTTAGGACTTGCTGTTGTATCAAATCCTTTCTTTTTGGCTGTTGGTGTATTAGCAGCTATTGCTTATAATTGGAAAGAAATTGCTGCTTGGTCAAATCAAACATCACTTGAACAACAGAACCTTGCAAGAGTTACAGATGACTTAAACAAAGCAACACAACAAGAACTTGCAAAAGGCGCAGAGAAAATAGCGCAAGTTGAAATTCTTACTGCACGAGTTAAAGACAACAACTTAACCGAGAAAGAAAGACAACAAGCATTGAAAGATTTAGAGACAATGTACCCAGCGTACTTCTCAAATCTTAATGGAGATATTAACGACACCGAAGCGTTAAATGCAGCGAAAGAAAAGTTAATTACAAACATTAAAGCGGAAGCAAAAGCAAACGCTGCAAAGTCTTTGCTCGAAGCGGAATACGCAAAGAAGATAGCATTAGAACAAGAGTTAAATGCTAAAAAAGGAAAGCTATCTTTAGAAGAATTTAACGCTGCGGTTGAAGCGGCAAAGTTTAACCAACAAACATATTTCAAAGAAGCGAATCAGAACTTATCTGATTGGTGGAACGGAACAGAGGGAGTTGGTAAGGCTGCAATTGATTTAGAAGAAAGTATTCAGCGCATTGCATATCTTGAACAAGAAGCAACGTCTGCGGTTCTTGCTAATGTTCAAACGGAAGTAAAAGCAATACGCGAAAAAACAAAAGCGGCAACAAGCGCAGCTAAAACAGAAGCGGAAAAAAAGGAAGCAGAAAGACAAAAAGAACTTGAAGCAAACGCGGTTAAGGCGGCAAAAGAATTAAAACAAGAGCAAGACCTTGCAGCGCAAAAACTAAAAGTAAGACAAGACTACATTCGTGCAAATCAAAGCGCACAGGCCAACGAACTTTATGAATTAGAATTAAAGAAAGAACAGGAACTTCAAACTTGGGAAGGTGCTGAAGAAGATAAAGTTTTTATCGTTGAAAAATATCGTCTTTTAGAAAATGCTATCAATGTTAAATATGATGATTTAGCACTTGAACAACAAATAGCTTCAAATGAAAAGTTAAAAGCCGAAGACGAAAAAGCAAAAGAAGAAGCAAAGAAAAGAGAGGAAGATTTAGCAAAGGCAAAAATTGAAGCTGAAAAACAATTGTACGAAGCGCGTTGGGGATTAGCTACCGCATCGGTTGATTTATTAGGTACATTATTCGCAAAGAACAAAAAAGCGGCAGACGTTGCTTTTGCACTTGAAAAAGGTTTAGCGGTAGCGAAAATAATTGTAGACACACAAGCCGAGATAGCAGGATATTACGCGGCAAATGCTGCTGCTGGTCCTGCGGGTATGGCTGTCGCTTCGGCGCAAGCGTTAGCTGCAAAGATTCGTGCTGCTACTTCCATTGCAACAATAGCAGGAACAACAGTTTCTAAATTTATGAATGGGGGCGGTAGTGCTGCAAGTGGTGCAACAGGTGGAACAGGTGGTGGCGGTAGCGCAAGTGGAACACAAGCACCTTCACCTGCTAACTTCGCCTTCTTGCAAAATCAACCTAACCAACAACCGCCACTACAAGCCTACGTCGTAAGCGGTCAAGTGAGCAGCAATTTAGAAGCACAACAATTAATAAATAATCAAGCGCGTCTTGGTGGCTAAAAAATAAAACAATGAACAAAAAAATTAAAGTAATTGAGTACGGCATAGACGACGAAGGAACACTCGGTGTTTATGCAATTAGCGTCGTAGAACAACCTGCAATCGGTGTAGACTTTGTAGCATTAAGCGAACAACACAACGTGAAGTTCAAAGAAGATTTTAGAGGTCTTTTGTATGGCGCTTTGCTCATTCCCGACCAACTTATTTACAGACGCAACGAAGACACTAACGAGGAGTATTACGTTAAGTATTCGAAAGAAACGATTCGTGCCATTGCTTACAATTACTTAAAGCACAACAACCAAAACAACGCAACAGTTGAACACGCGAAAGTTGTTGACGGAGTGTCTTTGGTTGAAACTTGGATAATCGAAGGAGAAAATGATAAGAGTAAGAACTTCGGGTTTTCACTTCCAGAAGGCACTTGGTTCGGTTGTATGAAAGTTGAAAACGAAGAAGTAAAGCAACAGATTCAAAACAAAGAGGTACTTGGATTTTCAATCGAGGGCAACTTCCTTGCAGAAAAAGAAATGTATATGAGCAACCAAGAACCAACTTTACTCGAAGAAATAGAGTTAGCCATTACAGAAGAAATTGCAATGCGCTACGACGACTATATGAGCGCTGTGAATATGACTTATTCAGACCTTAAAGCGTGGGCAGAAACGGAATGTTCAACGTTGGCTTCACTTGACCGTTCACCTATTGAGCGCAATCTTGAACTTCTTTCAACAAATAAAGACGAATGGACGAATAAACATTTTGAGTGGGCAGGAAAGACCATTGCCTTCATAAACAGAATGAGAGAAAATACAGCAGGCGACTTATTGACCGATAGCAACGGAAACGAGTGCGGAAGTAAGCGCACTATTTCATTGAAAAACTGGGCATACGATCCGAATAAATAGACAATGAACATTGAAGCAGGGGGGTTTCTTAAAGTCGAATTGTTCAACGACGATGCAAACCTGTTTCTTTTAGCGCTAACGAAGATAACGAATGAGGGCGGTAAAATGGGGTTTAAGACGTACGGATTGACAGAGGACGAAATTAAAGTATTGAACGCTATTCTTGACACTTTGGGTTAAAAAAACGGAGGGTAATCACTCCCTCCGTCAAACCTAAAATCAAAATAGAAACTATGAAAAGAATCAATTATGAAACAAATATACGTTCTTTTCTATTTAGGAACTAAACATTTAATAAACACTTATATGAACTTACGCGAAAAAGTAAACGCTCTATTCGCTAAACACAATGTTAGCCTTTCTGCTGAAGAAGTAGTTGAGGTGAAGCAAATGGTTGAGGCGATTTTAGAGGACGGAACAAGCATCTACACAGATAGCGACGCATGGGCTGCAGGTGTTCGTGTATTCACCAAAGACGCAGAAGGCAACGAGATTGCTGTTATGGACGGTGAGTATAAGACCGCTGAATCAGTTATTGTTGTTGTTGCTGACGGTGTTGTAACCGAGATTAAACCAATGGAAGAAGAAGCTCCAAAGGTTGAAGTAACAGTTGAAGAAACAGAGCAATCTGTTGAAGAAACAAAAGAAGAAACATTCAACGCAGAGGTTGAAGGTCTTTTGTCTTTGGTTGCTAAACTTGAAAGCGAACTTGCTGAAATGAAAAAAGCAAACGCAGAACTTTCTTCAAATGTTGAGAAGTTGAGCGCACAACCTGCTGCTCCTTCTATCAAAGAAGTAAAACAAAACAAACAAAGTGCACCTTCTAAGCCATACGCTAAAATGTCGGCAGAAGAGCGCTTCTTTTTTCACTTAAACAAATAAAAAAAACACAAATAAAAAATGGCTACTACCACTTCATTAACTACCACATACGCTGGTAAAGAAGCAGCAGGATATATCCGCGCTGCGTTTTTGAGTAACGAGTCTCTTGCAGCAGTTACTTTCAAAGAGAACATTGAGTACAAACAAGTTGTTCGCAAATTAGTTGACGACATCACTTTTGCTAACGCTACTTGCGACTTTACTCCAACAGGAACAGTTACTTTAACTGAAAGAATTCTTGTTTTAGAGAAGTTCCAAGTTCACAGACAATTGTGTAAAAATACGTTTTTATCGGATTGGGAATCAAAAGCAGAACAAGACGGTTTCCTTCACGCTTCATTGACTGACGCTATCATTGCAAACGTAATGGCAGGAATTGCTGCTAAAAACGAGGTTGTTATGTGGCAAGGTGTTAACGCTACTGCAGGTGAGTACGCAGGTTTCGAAACTTTGTTCTTGGCTGACGCTTCTGTTCTTGACGTTTCTTCTCCAGTTGCTATCGACAGCACTAACGTAATCGACGAAATGGCTCGTCTTGTATTGACTTTACCTACAAAGGTTCGTCGTGCTACTGAAAAGCCTGTAATTGCTGTATCTTCAAACGTTGCTGAAGCGTTTAGAACTGCAATTCTTGGTCTTGGTGGTGGAAGCTACTTGTACCAAGGTGAAACTGTTAAGATGACTTGGCAGGGACAATACGACATTATCGAGTGCCCTGGAATGTCTGACGATACAATGGCTATGTTCCAAAAGTCTAACCTTTGGTTCGGTACTAACTTGAAAGACCAATGGAATAGCGTAGCTGTATTGGATATGTACGACAAAGATTTGTCTGACAACGTTCGTTTCGCTTGTTCATTCTTCGCAGGTGTACAATACGGATTCGGTGACGAAATCGCATTTTACCAAGCATAATCAACAACCATTCTAACCCTTGCACATAGAGAGGTGGTGGCATAAAAACCACCCCTCTTTTGTGCTAATAAAAAATTAATAATATGGCTTGTGAATTAAGTACAGGATTTACACTCGATTGCAAAGACGGCATCGGTGGGATTAAGAAAATCATTCTTTGCGATACAGTTACTTCGTTGACTTTGGACGCAAACGAAATCGTTACTGCTATCGTTGGTCCAGTTGCAGGTGACTTGTTCACTTATGAATTACCAACGCAAACAGGTTCTTTTGAAGAAACAATAAACTTCAACCGCGACAACGGAACAGTATTCTATACTCAAACCGTTAACGTAATGTTGCAAAAATTATCAAGCGCGAAGCGTTTAGAGTTGCAAACAGTTGCACAAGGTCGTCCTATCGTTTTCGTTAACGATTCAAACGACAACTGGTGGGCTGTTGGCTACGAGTACGGAGCAGACCTTTCTACTTCTACTGCAGCAACAGGAACAGCTTTGGGTGATATGAACGGATACACACTTGCATTTGTACACGAAACTCCAAAGAGAGCGTATAAATTGAGCGGTGCGCCTTTGTCAATCCTTGACTAAACAAAAAACTTTTACACATAGAGGGGAGCATTTCCCCTCTGTGCTGTAAATTTATTCAACAAATAAAAAGATAGAATGGTTTATTTGAACACCAACACAGCGAATCAAGACGCGTGGCTTTCGTTAGACGAAGGTCGGCAGTATTTCAACGTTGCGTTTACGAACTATCTTTTAATCCTTACTTACGAAATGACAGGCGAACAACTCGCACAAGTCGTTACCGTAATCACAGAAAACGAACGAGTAACAAAGATTCGTTTGACAACAGTTGGGTTGACTGACGCTGGAAAATACAAGTACGACGTGTACGGACAAAACAGCGCGGTGAATTTAGACCCAACAGATGCTTCCGTTGTTGGTTTGGTTGAACGTGGTTCGATGATTTTACAAGACGGAACAATATACTTTGACGTTTCAACACCGACAATTCCTGTCGATGTAATATATACAGGCGCATAAAATGAGCAACATTCAACAAATAGCGTTAAGCCGATACATTCCAACAGAGGCGATTGAGAAAGAAAATCGTCAAGGGTGGATTGATTACGGAGATAACAACCTATATCCGCAATACTTAATCAACCTATACTACAATTCACCAATTCACAACGCGTTGACTAACTCGATTGCGTTTATGATTGAGGGACAAGGTACGGGAACGATTCTCGACAATGCTTTACAAGGCATTTCTTTTGACTTAAAATTGCAAGGTGCTTTTGTTGCAGAGGTTATTTGGTCTATGGACTTTACTCGCGTTGTTAAAATCAACCATTTGCCTTTTGAGAATTGTCGTCTTGCTTACGACAAAGAAGAGGAAGAAATCACGGGTGTTTGGTATTCTCGCGACTGGAAGAACTCACGTTCGAAGAAAGGAAAACCCGAGTTTATTCCTGCGTTCAATCCTTCAATGGCGCAAGAACAACCGCGTCAAGTTATTTACGCTCACGGAATGATGGCGGGAAGTTCTTACTATCCTAAACCCGACTATTTCGGAGCGTTGAATTATATCGAGCTTTCGCATCAAATGGGAATGTATCACGTTAACAATATCTTGAACGGATTATTTCCTTCATTCATTATAAACTTTTTAAACGGAATACCGCAGAAAGAAGAACGTGAAGCTATTCGTCGTGAGTGGGAAGAAAGATTGAGCGGTGCAAGTAACGCGGGAAAGTTCTTAATGACTTTCAATGAAGACCCTGCAAGAACACCCGACATACAAGCGTTTCCTCTTTCAGATGCTGACAAGCAATATCAGTTTTTAAGCGAAGAAACAGCGAAGCAAATTATGGTTGGACACCGCGTTGTGTCGCCATTGATTCACGGAATTAGAGAATCTAACGGCTTCGGTTCGAACAAAGACGAAATGCTTGTAGGATTAGAGATATTCAACAACCAAGTTATTAAGCCTTACCAACGAATCATAACAAACACTTTCGCGCCTATTCTTGGAAGTGATTTAAAGATTGAAATGAATAACGTTTTTGACGACGTTACTGTTGTTGTTGAGCCAACCGTTCAAACTGCTGAATTAAAAAAAAAAGTAGTTGCGAATGCTGACAATGACTTTTCAGATGAAGAAGGTCGTACTTGGATTGATGTACTAAAAGAAAAAGCGGAATATATCGATTTAGACGAATGGCAGTTAGTAAGTGAAGAAGATGTAACCGAACCCGAAAAAGAATTGCAATACACAAGCGAGTTCTTTGCGAAGCGTAACAAGATGCCTTCAATGAGCGACGCTCAAGGAGAAAAGAAAAGCGAGTGGGGTGATACAGGACTTTACAAATTGCGTTACGCTTACTCACAGAATTTAAGCGCAAATAGCCGTGAGTTTTGTAGAGAAATGGTTCAAATGTCTCAATTAGGCGCAATCTTTCGCTACGAAGACATTCAAAAAATGAGCAAGGCAGGAGTAAATAAATCATTCGCTCCAGAAGGACAAAGTTCTTACGATTTGTTTATTTGGAAAGGCGGTTGTTTCTGTCATCACGTTTGGAAGCGTCAAATTTATATTCGCAAAAGAGATACAAACGGACGCATACTTCCGAACAAAGGTCTTGAAAATGACAAGCGTGTTGGAAATAACCCATACGTTAAGCCAAAAGGCGAAGAAGGCATTGCACCAATAGATACACCAACAAGAGGTTCACTTAAATACTCATAAAAAATGGCACTACAACCCGAAGTTCTACTCATTGACGAAAATTACATAAAGAAATACAGTTGGATTAACGGAAGCGTTGACCCGCTTTTGATGTACCCTGCTATCTATCTTGCACAAGACGAATACGCTCAGTTGTATTTAGGTACTGACCTTTACAACAAGATTAAAGAAGACGTTGTTAATAATACAATTGCAGGCGCATACGAGGAACTTCTTGACACTTACTTGCGTCGAATGATAATGTGGTGGTCTTTGTACGAAATGTTACCTCATTTGTACGTTAAAACCGACAACGGAAGTCTTGTTATTCGTACAAGCGAAGACACTACACCTATCACTCAAACCGACTTGCAAAACTACCGCGATCAATCGCGTTCAAAAGCAATGTTCTACACTCAACGTATGGTTGATTATTTGTGTTTCAATCAGTCAGACTTCCCAGAGTACACGACGAATGACACTCAACAGATATGGTCGCAAACAAACGTATATCCGTCTAACGCTTTTGAGATTAGCGACGGACGCGACAGACGTTCTTATACATACAAAAGACAAGGTCTTGGTTGGATTAGATAACTAAAACAAAACAAATGGCGAAAGCAGGGCGCAAAAAGGATATGGTAAAACAGAAGGTATACGAAGAAAAGTTTCGTAAGTACCTTTTGAAAAAAGAGAAACAAATTAAACGTTTAGTCAATGAAAGTTAATGCGGAAGGTTACGCGCTATTGAAGCGCTTTGAAGGTTGTCGATTGAAGGCTTATCTATGCCCTGCTGGTGTGTGGACTATTGGTTTTGGAAACACGTTTTACGAGGACGGGACGAAGGTCAAAGAAGGCGACGTAATAACACAACAACGCGCTGACGAACTGGCGAAGTTTATCGTTGAGCAATTCGCGGATTCAATTCGTGCAATGATAAAACAACCACTTAACGAAAACCAATTTAGTGCGTGTGTTTCACTTGCGTATAATATCGGAACGGGTGGGTTCAAGAAGTCCTCTGTTTTAAGAAAATTAAATGTTAACCCGTTAGACGCTTCCATTGCAGATTCTTTTAGACTTTGGAACAAGGGTGGGGGTAAAGTATTAAAAGGTTTAGTAAATAGACGTGAAGCAGAAATACAATTATACTTCAAATGAACACTGAAAAAGAGATAGCCTTGATACACGAAGAACTGCAGGAGTTGAATAAAAAAATTGACCGCATCTATCACGTCTTAATCGGTGACGACGAAATGAAGATTGAAGGTCTTGTGAGCAAGGTTCAAAAACACGATAAGTACATAAATAACCAACGCTTGCAGGTCGCTCGTTTAGGCGGTATTGCAACGGCTGCTGGTATAATAGGCGGTTTAATTGTTCAACTAATTTTAAAAATGATATGAAAGAATGGTTTCAAAGTTTGTTAAGTAATTGTTCGAAGGTTTCGAGCAAGCGTATTATTGCTATATTTGTTGTAATTAACTTAATTCTTTTGAGTTACATTGCTACGTTTTCTGAATATGACTGTCCGATTTCAATGTTCGACACGCTCGCATTGTTAACAGGCGGTTTGTTTGGCGGTACTGTAATTGAAAAGTTTACTAAAAAAACAAAGAATGGCAAGACAAACGGAAGCTCGGAAAATAGCAGCGGAAATTTGCAGTAAGTTTCCCGAAGCGCCGTCTCATTCTTTGGCGACTAAACTATTCTCCGAATATCCAGAAGCGTTTTTAACACAAGAACACGCTAGGAATTACGTTCGTCGCGTTCGTGGTAAGATGGGTGAAAAAAGTCGTAAATTTAATACACAAAAAGAATTGATAGACACTAAACAAAGACCTTCCAACCCTTACGCACTTCCGAAGTCGTATGCGAAGAAACGTAAACACGTCGAGTTGAAAGGTTCAAAGTTTTTAATCCTGTCCGATATTCACATTCCTTATCAAGATAATGAAGCGTTGAGCGTTGCAATTAATGAAGGTATTCGTCAAGGGTGTGACGCGGTTATTTTAAATGGCGACGCGTTAGACTGCCACATGATTTCAGACTTTGTCAAAGATCCACGCAAACGTAAATTCAAAGATGAGTTATACGCAATGCGTCAATTCGTTGACACGTTACGAAAACAATTTCCTTCAGCTCATATCTATTATAAAGAAGGAAACCACGAAGAAAGATATTGGAGATATATGCGAATTAAAGCGCCTGAATTATTCGACATTGACGCTTTCGACTTCGCTTCTTTGTGTCATTTAGATAAACACAATATAACGTGGATTGACGGAAAGAGCAAGCTAAATATTGGTAAACTTTCAATCTTTCACGGACACGAGTTCGGAAAACAATTCCTTCCTTCAGTAAACGTGGCGCGTGGCTTGTTCTTAAAGACGAAAGTTTCTTCATTGTGCGGACATCACCACCAAACAGCGGAACACAACGAACGCGACGCGAATGGAAAGTTTATAACCTGTTGGGGTGTTGGTTGTTTGAGCGAGTTGTCTCCAGACTACAATCCATATTCAAAATATAATCACGGTTTTGCTATTGTGGAATTGGGAAAAAATGGTTACTTTAGCGTCAAGAATCTTCGAATACACGAAGGTCAAATTTTATAAACCTAAAAAATCAATTATGACAATCGCAATTATTTTCATTTGCACAGCGCTTCTTGGCGTATTGTGGATTAAAGGAATCGACAAAATGTCGAAGGAACACTCAGACTATAACGGTAACGATTTAATCTAACGCACAATGGACAAAAGAGAATACCAACCCGACGCGCTTATTGTAGTTATTGCAACTTCAATTTTTTGGATATTTATTTGTTTAGCTTTTTGGAAATTCAATCCGAAGATTGAAACGCAAGTACAAATACAAAAACAAGATAGCATTATTTATTATAATACGGGCGAATACGACCGTTTGCTTCAAGAAGAAATTGATTTATACGGAACATACAGACGTTATGAAGACGCTCAACTTACAGCCAAAACCACCTATCAAAGAACTCGTGATTCTATTGTTGTTCGAGATACTGTTACTATTGTTGATGTACGCACTTTGGTAGTCGCTTGCGATAGCGTTATTGAAGCTGATTCGCTTGTAATTGACAATTTGCAGGAACAAATAAACATCAAAGACGAAAAGACGAACAACTTACAAGAAACGGTTGGAGCTTATCAACAGAAAACCGAATTGTTGAGTGAAGAAATTAACAATTTAACTGCTGAAAACAAAAAGTTAGACAAACAAAAAA